GTAGAAACCGAGTGACTTATTAGAAACTTGTAGCCTAAGTAAAATTCCTCCACGTGTTAACGCGGATTAAAAACCTTAGAAGTTTATAATAAGCATTAACACCGGAGTGACCTAACAGCTACCATTAGGATTTAAATTGGGGAAGGAGAAACCTGATAAAATACCGGAGGGACATACGCATAAAAGAAGAGATTGAAATCTTCACCAACAGACACATAACGCTGAACAACCGCTCTCATAGCGGCTGATTGCTCTACTTGATATGTGTATGTATGGTTCATGAGATGGGTAGCATCAAAATCTTGTCCAGAATTAATAGTCAAGGCACGCGTATAGGCGAACCGATATGGAGAGTAGAAAGGTAACTCAACTTCCAAAGAGGGCTGGTTTTGTGCAGGCACCAGATGGGCACCTGCAATAGCATCGTCCGTGGAGTCTAGCAAATATGCCAGGGTTGTATTCACTTCAGAACTACCAATTGCAGTGGTGACTCTTGAGTATGATGTTGCGACGGGATAGCGCCCAACTGAATGTAAACCATTAGTGGAAGATGTCAATGTAGATGCAACGTATTTATAACGTATCCCGCCTCGCCATGCTAAAAAAGCTGGGGCCAAATAGTTAAGTAATACGCAATTTGCATAATTATATGGGACATCAGCAGAATCCACGTTAACAGCATTACTATCATAACCCCTATAGTATGGAAAATTGGGATATCGATATACTATACTACGAGGTGCAGAAGAGTCTATACCAGTGAAACCTAGACCAGAGTGGAAATTATATCTCCTAAGCAGGGACCTAAAAGACACAATAGCCTCACCAAAAAAGACAGACATCTTCTCATCCGTGTGACAGCTTTGTTCACCAACACACACCTCAAGATTCGTGCTGTCCGGGGCACCATCAGGTACAACCGAATCCGAAACTTCTGACTCTGATTCGACAGTGGTATTAAGATAGGTAAGATTCCGTATATGCGAACCGGTTGGTGCACATAGACAAAAATCGTCACCCGCGCTAACGAACACATTGATTTGAATATCGTTGTCAACTGTGGAGTTAGGAGTGACAAGCTGATTGAGTACGCTAACTGTGATAACACCATTGGAGTAAATGTAGTCTGTCGGCAGTTCAAAGACAGATGAATATCGCAATTCTCCATCGTTAATTGGTTGCACTTGTAAGTACGGGCTAGGCTGCATCCAGCTAACACAAATCTCAAAATCTCTTTCAGTCGACACATCGACAATCCGCGTATAAGCATTGTTAAACGCAAAGAGTGCGGATGAATCTACTTGATTGGGATCAATAGTGAACCTTAAACGACCTTTATGGTAATTTGAAGCTACAATCTGAAATCTGTACTTAAGAGTGCCAGACCAGTATTGAAATGGCAAGGATGCGAAACAGACTGGAGTTAGTGAATAGCCTGTCTCAGTACCATAAGTTCCAGTAGCAAACACTGAAGGGTTAACTCTCATATCGAACAGACGCGTAGCAGTAATATCAGTAGTAGACCAAGTAAATTGGGTAACAAATGATTGCTTACTAGTGATATTGCTAAGTGCTAGTTCATCTACGTCAGATAATCCAACAGTGCGTGGATCTAGACAAAGCTCTTGCTTAGAATCTGCAGTAAGTTTACGTACAGTTTCCGGTGCATCAGTGTTAGCGAGATTACCTGTGTATGATGGTTTCATATACATAGGATCGTTAACAATGATAGGTCTGGAAAAGCCAAAGAAAGATGCTACTTTACCGACTTTCTTAGCTATCTCTGAAGTTGCCTTAGCATACGGGCCTATAACTGGTACTTTACTCAGTGCTTTACCAGCAGCTGCCACTGCAGAACTGGTACGACCTACGATACCTTTACCGTATTCATCCGACTCCGATTGAACGGAAGTAGGCACACACAAACGTACATCTTCTGCCCATGCAAAGACTGCAATAGAGACACTATCTGTTGCTCCATTAGCATGCTTAAGAATATTAAAACTCTGTATATGCATATCACCCATTGCAGAATTAGCCCAGGATTGTGAAGGTACATGTAACCAATTCTTATGATAAAAGAAAGGTAATTGTAATTCACCACCTTGGCTTACAGTTGGGTCTAATAGCACATGAGGAAGTTGACTAAGCGACACTAAAAGTGGAGTCCCAGAAGGCACAGCTGGTTGAGTGGTGCCTGCCGTGGCACCGACTAATGGCAGATATGCTGCTATAGCCCTACCATAATGGAAACCATTCCCATTAATAACTATTTTTACTCTAAGTTTACATCGTAGAAGATTGTAATTGTTGATACGAGCTAACACGCGCGGATCCGAAAAGAAAAGAGTCCACGGATCAAACACTAAATTCAGTGTAGCACCGACGGACCAAGTATTATACTTAATCTGTACCGGGCGGGAAAGAAATTGTGCCAAAGAGGCATCCTCATATCCTGCTTCATCATACGTAGGATCAGGTTGTGAAGCAACATTAGCTGTCCAATGATCTTCATTATCATGAAAATACATAGTTTGTTCAGTGGTAGTACCACTAGATGTAGAATTATATATTGTTGTTGTTGCAAGCCAAATTAAACTTTATACACACGGCTTAATGTATATATAGTGTACAATGACGGACGGACTCATGTGTAAAAACACAAAGATGTAATAACATCTATCCTTACATAGCAGCATTACTTGTAGTGTCAAATACAAGCAGGATCACACTATGCATCCATTTTAAACTTAACATGCGAATGGATCCGCATGGGTGATTTAACGTCGCACCTGACGTCCTGTAGTTTACTGCACTACAGAGCAGTCGGTGGTTTAATGTCCCACCTGACAAAGCGCAGTTTAACGTCATGCAGGACGATACATCCGCTAGACATTATACTTCTCTCTCCACTGTGCCAATTTATCATTAAATGGCAAACGAGGAGGTAAGTATGTATCTAGCGAATGATCCCTTATTACACTTTCAATTTGTTTTAAACGCGAAGTGTAAATCTCTTCTCCATGAAAAAACCACTCATTAATTGCATTGTTAATCACTTCAGCAGCGTGCTCTTCTTGTGTTAACTCTTTAGAAGCCAACACACAATGTAAAGACTTAAAGATGGAATCCTCTTCAATAGGAGCAAAATATTGTCCTACTTCAGCGTTCCATACTGAATACCGTTTAAGAAAAGTAGCTTGTGAGGTGTGTATGAAGGGAACAGAAGTCGATTCCTTATCAGCCATAGTATAGGTAATACCAACTTTCAACAATTCCTCCGCAACACGAGTGTGATTAAACTCATCAAATCCTTCTTTAACTGACATCTTGTTATCATCCCCATAACACATCACAGAAACGACTTCGTTAAATCTTATCTGAGTGGATGGATAAATAGCATAATATGCATATCTAAGATACATACTATTGCAAAAATTGTTGATAATAACAGTAAGAGGTTGACCAGAAGGGTTAGAACCAAAGAATTGGACAAACTCACCATTAAATTCATACAGAGGATAGCAAATTTCAGTAGCTATACCACGCATAATTTTAATGTCATCAGTATCAAAATTACCAGACCACTCTGCCATCTTAATAATCAAATTAAAAGAATACATCATGATCTGTGCAGCCATTGTACCGTCGAAGCCAGCGTAATCACCAGCAATAATGCGTGATTCACCATACTTATTAATATGTTGTGTGAATTTAGTCCACTCAGGGCCTTGGCAATTAATACCTACAGCACATTCAAAAGCAAAAGAATTCTCCATAGTTAACTTACATACCCACAACATATACTTGCGCACAAGTAGTAAGAATGCAGTATCACAACCAGAGAAAACCCGCACTTTATTTTTACTAATTTTCGTGGCAGTATCTTTCAAATTACCTCTCTGAATAGCGTAACACCTCTCACCTCTGAGAAAAGCATTTTCCATCTCTTCCATTTCATCTAATATGAATTGTGGACAATCGAGAGGAGCGGTGATACCTTCAACTTCCCGATCAGAAGGAGTAATGAAATCCTTCTTTGGCTTACATATAGGAAAACCCATTGAAGAATTCAGGTTAATACGTTCTATGCCGTACACACCATCTAACCCAGCCAAAACGGCATCCATAGGCAAAGGACGAATGATATTTTTGCTTTTATTCACATTACTAAGCACAGCACCCATCATTTGAGCACCAAAATCAGAATAAGATTCACGTAATATATCAGGATCAAATGAAGCAGTACAATGCGTCTTCTTTTCCATGTCATTATACCAATGAACATACGAGTTCATATCCTTTGGTGGACCATATTTGGACGGCACGCCACAATGTTTAGTAACTGAATCAGTAATCAGTGTAGACACCACATTTGATCTGAAAGTTCTACGTTTTGGGTGACTTCCATAAATCTCGAATGAAGCTCCATCAGAAGTAAAATTTAAAGGACATCTCCTATGCACTTCCGGGGTAAATTGAATATCTACTCCGTAGCGTACAGTTCTGAATTGTCCTTCTGATACCGTCATTAAATGCTCAGTGCGACTAAAATAAGTCTTAGCACTGGAAACATCTGATTGTAATAAGGTACCAGCATACCCACGATCACGTTTATTACCAGCAAGGTGAAAACCCATAATAGCAGGTCGTTTAGTATGAGATACTATAGGTGCCATACACATGCCACTAAAAGTGGATTCATATGCGTATGAAAACCCTTTAAACATACCACGTGAAGCGTGAATATCCTCAAAATGCTCACATCGAACATCCGTTAAGGACGTCTCTGCACACTCATTCTTATACACTAAGGTACCAGCAAAGGCCCTATCCATATAAGTAAGAGGTAAAAATTTTGTGAGATCTTTATTAGGGCTGGATCCATAGAGTACGACAATAGCGTAGTCATATTTTGGATGTCGCCAAACTGCCGTACCTCCTACACAACCCATATGGAAATTACTCCCTGCTGTATTAGGATCAACCCTAGTCATAGACACGGAGAAGTTACCTTCAGGGATAGAATGTCCAGGAAAAAGCCACAAATTGGACTCTAATGGGAAAGCTTGACATTTTTGCATACCTTCACCACTACGAATAGTGACATGACATAATTTCCTTTTAACCACACCCAAAAGTTGTTCAGATGTAGTATTAGCAGCATCCAGTGACACAGGAAGTGGGGCAGGAGCACATTTCTTCCACGGATCAACCTTTTCATTTTCAGCAGGCAAAATATTGGATAAGACAGCAGATTGGGAATACACTGTATAGATCTTATAAAAGACTCTACATACCAAAAATGCACTTCCACAAATGCCCAACGCTAGTATACCATTTTTAAATAGTGTACTACGATGACGTTTACCCAAATGCACTATCACTTCACTGAAGGCCGAAAGACGTTCGTCTGCATACACACGAACGATAATAGCAATCAACGAGACTATAGTGTACATCAAAAGTCCACATACAGTCATTATGAATGGTCGCAAATAAGAATCACAACTAATACACAAAATCAAAACGATCATTGCATATAAGTAAAAGAAATTCACGACACATCGTAAATTGCTACGGCAAAACATGTTTAGAATATAGTTTCTAATGAAACCAAATCTAAACAATACTTTCGTCATGCGTATCTCTAATTTCCTGCGCACACTGAATTGGAGGAAGGACCACAAGACATTAGCAATAGAAAACATACACAGCGATGTTTCAAGCAACTTTAAATTATCTGTAACATCAAAATTATATGATTGTGATTGCGGTTGGCAATCAGTACATATCTGTGTGTAGGAACCATGCTGACATAAAGGTGTATTAAACATCTCATCATTGCCCTTAACTAATTCCTTCTGTTGCTTATAGTGTACTTTAGTCACCTGGAATAAAAATTTATTCAAAGTATCCAAAGTTATATTGGTCAATGGCATACCATTCCAAATAACAGGTACGTAAGATATCGCATCCGCTCCACCCTCCCTAGGGATAGGTTTAACAGTCTCAACATCTATCAACCAGGCATCAGGAACCGTTTCTCCACTCACTTTAGCAGGATCTATCATGTGTGAACCTGCACGTCGATAATCGTCTTTAACTTTGACAGTCAAAGTATAATCAAATCTCCGTACAATAGATACAGGTTCTTCGGAATACACATATGAATTTAGATCTTTTTTATTAGTTGTTCCAATAACTACTTTAGGTTGTAACATAATATTACCCTTAAGCTCAGCTATAGGACTTAATGCCGCTTGCTGAACGTTATTAACGAACATTAAAACTGATATTAAAGGACTTGATTGGCACATATTTGGTTTACAATTGGCCAGATCATCCATTATAACAGCATTGTGATAAGATCTATATTCAGACTGAAATTTGTCCTCCGAATTCAGAGTAATCACATTCATCGCCTCACTAGGAAACCCATTCTGTTTCAAAATCGTATTACACAACAATGCACTAAGTTTAGATTTAGCAACAGCACTTTTACCAAAACATAGGAGTGAAAACGGACGTTCTCGCAATCCTTTATTCTGCAAAGCATGTATAAAATCCGTCCTTAATTTCGTTAGTTGTAGTAACTTGGATGACAACACATGTCGAGTGACTTTATCCTTAGTGAATTTCATCATATACTCGCACTTCTTAGTGCACCGTTCTAGGCGTAGATCAAATGATTGTTGATCACAGTTTAATTGGTGCAAATTACCAGAAGCGAGGAGTGATGAATTGCCCAATAAGAAATTATATTCTTTCTCAAATTCATAATCTTCACTTTCAGATGAAAAGATTTCAGATATATCACCAGTGTCAAAGACATCTTGCCCTCTCTCTATAAAAAATATGAGAGAACCCATGATATATTCCCCAAAGTCAACTGCATTTACATTTTCAGCAGCCTTAGCTTTGTACAAAGAAAATCTTTCACTACCCAAATTGAGGTCTTTCTGACCTAGCAAAGCTAAAGTATAGCATACCAAAGTATGTATACGAATTGCTATATCAGACTTACGATAAATTTTCCAATTCTTAATAACCTCTTTAATTTTTGTTACTCTCTCTCGTGATGATACACTTTCACTCACTATGTCTTCACGTGATTCAACTTTATCACTAAATAAAAGCGAAAAAGCGGTATCTAAAAACATAGATTTTGGAAAATTCCCTTGTGTAATAGTACACAATAGGACAGAAAGATCTGTAAGTAGGAACCACAAATTAGTGTACCTAAAAAAAAGATTAACAAGGGAATAACACATTAAAGAAATCTCACTCTTTGAGTAACGTTTTAAAACGTCATTACCACAAAGCGAAACAAATTCATCAACGAACGTAGACATATCAAAGCCTGATTCTGATATAATATCAGGACACTTACCTGAACGAATTAATCGCTTAGTGTTTTGATCATCTTTACCGAATAATTTCATGCGCTCACGTTTTGATAATGAACGCAACGTTCGGTCTCGTCGTTGTTTAGAAACAGAACGATCCCCTATGTTACCAACGTGTCTGACACTATTATCAAATTTTGCCTTACGGCTACGCATATGTTTAGATTTAGCATACGTATCAAATTTAAATCCAGTGTCCGATTCACTATATATTACAAATGGATAAAATATAGAATAGAAAATAAAAGAAACCCACAAGACTATAGCACTAACATATGTGCTATCGTTTGATTCAGATATAATTTCATTGTCATATGGAATGTTATCTAAAATGGAATTAATACAATATCTAGCTATAGAATGAGCCAGAAAATTGGGTCTAGGTCTAGATCCAAACTTAATATTAGTTGGTTCAATTTTATTACCACTAACGTCGGCTCTGATAAATTCACGATTTAATATAATACTAGCAAAACATCTATGAAAACCGTTTATTATTACAAATTTAGAACCACGATGTTCTAATTTCACATTTTCTGTTATATTGTTACAGAGTAATCCCTCAAAAACACTGTTCAAGCGGATCAAGTCCAAGCTAGTTTTACACACACCTACATAATACGAATCGTCACCCTTGCGTGACAAAAATGTAGGAAAAATGATGTCGGTAAGTTTAACGTCCTGGGTTTTGACACCAGAGGGTAAGGACGATGATTTTCGAATAGAATTCGCAACTCAATGATCAAACTTGTGCGGTCGAGTCGTACCAACACAAGCGCCCAATGAAGGGAAGGAGTACGGGTCTGGATTTTCTAACGACGCGCGGCATATAGCACACCCAATACCGTTTCTAGGTAATTCGTCGCCCCCAGGCTAATCTTGGATTCGGGCCATTTCTCGGTAAAACGCTTACTCAAGGCTTAGTACCAATGATGTCTATTCCAAGCTGGGGTAAGCATGAGAATACCACATTTGCATACGCAACACAACTATACTCCAGCACATACAGGTTGATAGTTCCTGCATGTGTGGCACAGACACACCATTCGGCAATCGTCACCGATGACTTTCAACATTTAAGTTAAGGCGAGGATTCACTAAACGCAAATCACTACTTGAAACCTAGCCACCAGTCGTTAGAACAACTATGATGTGCTGTGTGTATAGCCCAATTGAATAATTCAATGCAATACAAACACACTTGATTGCCTTTCAAAAGAAAGGCGGCTTCTCGACCATTTTATAACTAATGAACAGAAACCAGATTTTTATACGGCAGATCCCTTAAATACGCCAGCCGCTCCCAACTTAGTAGGAGAAATATATTAAATAGTTTGGTTGTTGGTTTAACACAACCTATTCCTGCTAAAAACTTTGTTCCAATCATATTATGCGAACATAATAAGGAAGTAACTTACTTCAACACAACTTTACGCACATGTAACCATGAACGTAAAGTCCGGTGGGTGGTACCCACAATTAGAACAAAACTCCGCACATACGT